CGTTGCCATGCTTTAACTGCTGTAGCTGTACCTTTACCGAAGATACCGTCTGCTCCAATCTCAAGGAATTCTTGGAGTTCTTTAACTGCTTTACCACGTGAACCTATTCTTAATACCATTACTCTGTTCCTTTTTTAGCAAATATTTTTGTAATACCGTCGATTCCAAAAGAACCTAAAGTGATTATTACGAAAGAGTTGTAGATGAATTCCTGTACTGGTAGGTCTTTTCCTAAGAAGCCAGTTACAATGTCTGCGGTAGCGAATAAAGCCATAATGGCAAAGGAGGCAAAGCCAACAACGTTTTTCTCATTAATAGTATTGTCGTCTTTAAAAATACTTGAAAAGTTCATAAGTTTCTTTTTTATATAGTTTAGCATAGTGTAACCGGTTAGTGCAACGTTTAATATAAATAGAGACAGGGGCGGATAACACCCCTGTCTTTCTACATTTTCCTATATTTACCTTACTAAACTACTTCGCAAGCTCCTGCAGCACAAGCTACCTCTCCTGCTAGATCTGTCATATCTTCTACCTCAGTTACTTTAGATAAATCTACCTCAGTTAGAGTCTTCATTAACTTCTCATAGTCTTCTTTAGTACAATCTTCAAAAGGAGCTTGCAGATAGGTATGATCTGAGAATGGTAGTACGGATAATCCATTGTAGTGTTTTCTCTCTCTCCACATCCATTTTGCTACATCTTCCCATTCGTCTTCTTTTACGGAAATTGTTGCTGATACGTTATGGGTATTGTACCCGTTTCTATGTCCAGGTTTGATCCACTCTGTTGAAATCTTCTTAACCCTTTCTAATAAGTCTAGCGCACTTTCTGTTCTTAAGATTGCTCCTTCCGGTGCTTTTTGTGGTATAGTTATTACTGCTGTATCGTGAGGTCTAAAGAATTCATCTTCAATCAGGTCTGGATGGTTTTGAGCTAAGTAAGTATAGAGTGATTCGTTCTTACCTACTCTGATTCTTCTTAGGTAGTAATCATTATGCCATGCATGTATACCGGAAGAGGTTCCTAGTGTTAAAGAGGTTGTCCCTGCAGGTTTTACTGTTGTTACTCTAGCTGCTTTATTTATTCCAATCATTTTAGCAACCCTTTCATTCTCTTTATTAGCTACTTCTGCAGCTTCAGATGCATCTAAGTTTAGTACTTTTCCAGATCCAATACCTGTCATCGATACTCCTATCAAGGCATCTTTCTCAGTAGTTCGTCTCCATACTTCTCTTAAGTAGTGAAAATCTGTATAACCTGCTTGAAGTGTTCCTAGAAAAGAAGCTGCTTTTACTCTTTCGTTTAAATCTTCTTGAGACTCTACATTACTTACATTTACTTCACATAAGTTGCAGAACTGGTAAGGTCTTAAAGCTATTTCACAGCATGGGTTAGTCCCCCAATCTTTACTATTAGTGAAGTAGATCCCAGGCTCTCCTGCTCCAGAAGCTTTAATTCTTGTCCATAACTCATCGAAGAAGTCTTTAGTTACTTTTCTTCTTAATAAAGCTGCTGAGTTGTTAGCTCTACCTCTTTGTGGATTCAACTCCCACCAGTTACCAGATTTAGCAGAGATCATTTCTTCATCGTCTGCAGAGAATAAGGAAATTAAGGCTGCTCTTCTAATTCCTCCGGCTAATACTGCATCAGCAATATGACACACTATATCGTGTACTTCGATTGGTTCTAATTTATCACCGTCTTCTTTAGTATTCAAAATACCCTGCACTTTAACTAAACACTCTTTTAGTGGTTGAGGACCTGGAGCTTTACCTCCTGATGTTACGAGAGCTGCTCCTTTAGGTCTAATGTCTGAATAGTCAAATCTTAATGTTGAACCTCCTTTAAAATAAGATTTCATTAATGCTTTAACTGCATCTGCCCAACCTTCAATAGAATCACTTATTAAGAATCTTTTAAATTTAACAGGGTTTGGTTTTCTGATTTCTGGTAGTTTTTCTACGTGGTGTTTCTGTACTGAGAATCCTATACCGGTTCCTCCTAAAAGTAAAAACATAATCTCTCCGAATGTTCTCCAGTCATCAACTGGTGCGAAAGCACAGTTGTATATTCTATTAGGACTAATCTCAATCGGCTTTCCAGCAAACTGCATCGATCTCATTGAAGGTAATATTTTCTTGTCGTATACAAGTTTATAAGCAGATTCAATTTCTTCTTCTAGCTTAGGATATTTCTTAAGATGCATTTGCTTGTTTCTATCTACTAACTCTTCCCAAATCTCTCTACGGTTTAAGTTGGAGTCATACTTAGAGTATTTAAGAAAAACTGTAATGTCGGATAGGATTTTTTGATTAATTTCCATTTTTAATTTTTTGATTTGTTTTATAGGGTGTACGTTATAACTATAGTGTTTTTAAAGAAAGTTGTAGTTTTCATTAGGAAAAGTTGGAAAGTTGGGTGAACTTTTTAGAGAGCTCTTTTTTATCAAAGCTATCCATTAGGTTAAATGACTTAGATCCGTTTCCGTTAGGAGGGGCGGGGAACTCGTCGTATGTAGGGACGTCTGAGGTTAGTTCGAAATGACCGTTATTTGTATCTACTTTTGCACCGAAGGTCATACCGTCCATACCGTATCTATTTTTCATTATATGGATTCTACCAGTACCGTTTAACTTATCCTCTTTCTTTCTAGATAACGACATACAAAAGTCAGAAACCATAATTTTATCATAAGAACCGGCTGCTTTATCTCCTTCTATAACATCATCTTTCGCTCCCATTCTATTTACTTGAGACGGTGATATGATAGGTATTTTCAACTCTTTAGCTAGACCTTTACATGCTACATATACATCATCAATTTCATCTTTTCTTTCTGAGAATTTATTTGAAGCTGCTTTTAGGTAATCTATATAATCTATAATTACTAGGTCTGGTTTTATTTCCGTATCTGCACATTTCTGTAAGTGGGCTCTAATGGTTGATATTGATGCCATTTTAGGGGGATACTCCTTTATAATAAGGTTTCCTGTTAACTCTTCTACCATCTTATCTACCCTGCTTCTATGGTCTCCTATATGTTCGATATCAATACCTGTTAGGTAACAATCAAACCTCTTACCTACATAATCCTCACCTAACTCTAAGGTGTAGTATACAACGTTATACCCCATTTTTACAGCATGAGCTGCCAATGCAACCATAAGCCAGGACTTACCTCCGCCGGGATTACCGAATACTATACCTAAATCTCCAGGTCCAAATCCTCCTTGCATTAAGTTGTTAATATCTGGCCACGGTGTCGGTACTGTAGGTCTATAATCTTCACGGTACCTGGTTTCGACATCTTTATTATACTCATGTCCTATATTCCTATCAGTACCTGCTTTTAATGCACTATCAATAAGGTATCTAATACTATCATACTCTCCAGAATTTAGTAGATCAACGGAGTTTAGTAGAGCGGCTTTTAGTTGTTGATTCTTACAGAAAGCAGTAAACTCTTCTTCTACATACTGTAATTCATCGTCTGAATGTTTATAGGCTTCTTTAAGCTGTTCTCTTATAGAGGTTTGAAGAATCTCGTTATCTAATCTCTTTATCTCTATGGTTAAAACTTCCATAGAAATTACTGTATGGTATTTATTCCAGTATTTAGATATTTCGTTTATAATCCACTTATGAGCAGGATTCGGAAAATGTTCATCGCTTAGTATATCGTAGATGTTCTGTAGGAACTCTTTCCTTGTTAACAGCGCTCCTAAGGTCTTTACTTGGAAAGCTGGTCCGTAATCTGATAGTGTTTTTAGTGTCATATAACTTTTTTACTTATAACTGATTTATGCTTTAATATACGATCTTATTTGTAAGTACCCAACTTAAAAAAAGTATCTGTTACCCAATTTTCGATATTTTTAATAAAGTGGGCTACTCCGTCTTGTTCATACATCTGTAAAAACTCTTTTCTATAGAACGGGTTATTAGACTCTTCTACTAATCCTTCTATGTATTCAATTTGCCTGCTATCTAATATAGGGTTCTTTAAATCCATTAACTTATAGGAGTTACGTAAATTATCTTCTTCGTGTAATATTTTTGCAAATACCTTGTGGGTAGTTAGTTTAGCTTCTGCTATCTCAAAAATCTCATCTAGATCTAATGAATGATGTATTAACTCCGGAAAATGCTTTAAAAGTGTTTTAGGTCCCAGTCCTCGAATTCCTTGGATCTTATCTGACTTATCCCCTAGTAGTGTTTTATATATTATAAAGTTATCTGAATGTATTCCGTATTCTTGTGATACTTCTTTAGCTTTATAGAATTTCTTACTGATAGGTCTATAGACTGTTATCTTAGGATTAGCTAATTGAAGGTAATCTTTATCTGAGGATACTATTATTACATCCGAATCTTTCTTCTGGGTTAGGCTGGTTGCAAGGTAGGCAATCATATCATCCGCTTCTGCTTTATCGATCATACCTGTCTTTACAGGTAAACACTGTAGATAATGTATTAGACGTGTTATTTGATCTACTTTGGATTCCCCTTCTTCTTCTATACTATCGTAGGTATCCCAGTTAGTTATACGGGTTATGCCTCTATTGGATTTATATTCCGGTAGTAGGTTTTTTCTATTTGTAGAGGATCCTTGTCCGTCAAATATAACATAAACCCCTGTCGGTTGTGTTAGGTGTATTAAGGAACCTAAGGATCTTAGAAAGCCTGCCATACCTCCAATTGGAACTCCTTCTCTATTTAGGAAGTTTATTGTTGCAAAGTTTCTGAAGAATAGGTTAAGGCCGTCTATCAATAGAACTCTTGAATGAAAGTTTTTGCTATCCTGTTCTATAGGTTGTGTTTCGTTTTCTTTAATGTTTGCTAAAAGTGCTCTTAAGTCTTGTGCCATATTTTATAAATCTAATATACGAAAAAACCCCTGCAGAAGCAAGGGTCTTTCTAAATTAAGTTTAGAGTTTCTACGTTTCTTTTTCAAACATATCCGGTGATGTATTTTCAGGATCTTCTTCGATAATCTCGAAGTCTCCTCCTCCTAATATTCTCTCCCAATCTGCTTGGTTATCAGACTTGTATGCTTTTAAGTCCTTATCTTCATCTCGGATAAATCCATGAGGAGTCATAATAATCTTACCTCGAGTAGTTATTCCGTTAATGTGGTTTTTATCTATCTGAAGATTAGTTCTTTTAGCAAATTCTACCTGCTTTCCGCCTTTTATTGCTTTTATTTTAGAAGTACCGGCATTAGAGATATTACCGAACGTAATAATAAAGGTTGCGTCATACCACATAGTCTTTCCTCCTTTATTCTCTAATTTAGGTCTTCCCATCGGAGACTCGGGTTTTGCGGTCCATACCTTGTTTACAACACATAAAGAGTTAGTATATTTAGAGGATTCTTTTCTTGACATTACTATCCTCTGGTTTACTTGGTTTCCAAATTGTGTAGACATTGCACCCGCATTCCATTCGTTATTATTCTTATTAGAACGTACTGATAATTCGCATGGTACTGATCCTACAGAATCCCATAAGAAGAGTAGATCGTAAGGTAGTGAGCCTTTTTTCTGCTCATCTATTAGGTCTAATATAAAACCAGCTACATCCTCTATAGTATGTATTGTTTCTCTATCTACATAAATAAAGTTTCCTCCGTAATCTAATACTTCTCCAGTTTCTTCGTCTATAGTTTCCTCAACCTCTAGACCCATCTGGATGGCATGTTCCCAATTCCATTTCATCTCTGTAATAATGAATACAGGGAGTACTCCGCCTTTCTGAGCTGAGACAGCAGCTTCTAATAGTGCTGTAGATTTACCGGTGTCGGAATGCCCTCTCAGCATCGTAATATGTCCCATCGGTATACCTGGTATTGAGGTTACTTCCTGGAAAGCTGGTGAGAGGGGTATCCATTTCTGATCTTTGAATCTAACGTTCTTATTGAGCATTTTACTTTGCTTAAACTTATTTAAGTCAAAGCCTTTCTTGAGCTCAGCAGATACCGCTTCTGTCAAAGATTTACTCTGTTTCTTTGCCATAGGTTTCTTTAGAAAGGTAAGCCGTCAGTTTTACCGTCGTCATCAAATAAACTATCAAACTTATCAGCTTTTGATTCTACTTTCTTACCCTGGTTTTCTAAAGAAAATTTATTGGTTGGTGATGAAGGAGTATCGAATGCTACTGCTGGTTCAGAGGAGATTGCTCCTTCTTCAGCGTCTGGAGCTAGATAATCATGTAGTACTTTCTTCATATCATCAAAGCTCATTCTTGTAAAGACTTCCTCAGGGTTAGGTTGGTCATCAAGTAGAATCTTTACAGTATTGTTATCTTCAGATAAAGGAGTTTGAGCTGTTCTTGCTCTTAAGGTTGTTTTATTATAACCTGTACCTGTTTGAGATGCATCGAGAGTTGTTAGCGTTAAATCTCGTCCGGTTACAATATCAGTAAAGTCTCCGATATCTTCATCTTCTACCATCGAGAGTAACTCCATATAGATTTCTTTTCCGAAACCCCAAAGCTTTACTCCTTCACTCTCCTGCCCTCTTACGATAATGGGTAGATATACTCTCATCTTAGGTTCTAATTTTCTAGCTAATCTCCAGTTCTCTTTATCATTAGTCTCTCTTAACTGTTTTACGAACTCAACTATTGGATCTTTATCTCCAAAGTTAGTAGGTGAGATGATAGGGAACTTGTGAATACCGTAGTGAAAGTATAGTTCGGAGAATGGATTAGATTTATTATACTTTGAAGGTACTACTCTAATTACTTCCTTACCTACACTTGGTCTGTAGTAAATGTTCTTTCTTGCTCCTCCTGATGAGCTAGCTTTTTGAGTCTGCAAGGCCTGTAGCTTTGCTTTAATTTCATTAACGTTCATTCTTTAAATAACTTTTTTAAACTTATATTACTACTAATATAGTATATAAATTGCAGATGAGCAACTTCTTTTTATACGTTTTTAATTTCGTATATCTTTGTACGTAGGAATTTTAATTCCCCCTGGGTTGTTAGTAATATAGTATTTCTATAATGCTGCCAATCTACTCTAAATCGGGTATCTACTACTCCGTTATTTAGGGTTTTAATTAATTCGTTGAGTGCATTTATAGTGTATAAGGTATTACTTTCTTTTTTTCTATGTACTGAAATTGTATTAGGGGGGATGTTATCTATGTCTGGCTGCTCTATATTATAGGTGCAGGCATATTCTTGAGAGTCTCGGACGGTGAGTATAAAAACCTTGTTGTACATTATACTATATTTTGATGTTAGATCTCCTATAAAAGAATCTATTTCATCTACGGGTACAAAGGTACATAGTAGTTTATTGTTTGCCATTTCCAGGGTTTCGTCTAAGTCTCTATTATACATATCAAAAAGATTCTAAAGTATTATAATTATTTCCTACGTTCATTGTTATTCTCAGTCCGCTTTCTTTAAAGAGTTTTACTATCTTACGAATTGCGTCCTTATCTTCTTTGGATAAATCTAATAATATAGCATCATAAGTATATAATACTATTTTAGATTTTCTACCTTTTAATATTTTAAAGATGTCTTTTAGTAGCATTATATTATTTACAGTTTCGTAATTTTGTATAAGGTAATTGAAGAGTTTTTGAGGATTCATATTAGGTAGTTCGTCTCTCTTAAAGGTATATTTCTCATATACTCCCTCCACATATCCTTGGGTCTGATACTTATTCCATGTTTTCTCTATATACTCGGTTGTAAGTCTAAAGAATTCAAAGTCTTTATATTCGTCAAAAACGTTTCCATAAAGTTGCTTGAAGACCAACCCCTTAGCTTCTTTTCTATCCATTCCGTAGATTTTCCCAAAATCTTCGTAGATGTCTCCTGTCGGAGATTTATAATCTACTAGTTTAGATATTAAGGTCGGATGATAGGCTACCAGGTCTATTTCCATAAACACTTCATTTCTCGGTATGAATATACTACGACAACCGTTATCTTTAGTAAGAGCTGCGAAATTAATACTATTAAAATTATTAGAAGGTCTACCGGTTATGTTCTTAAGGTTATACTGTGTTAGTATATGGTTGTTATAAAGGGAAAGAAAGGGTCTCTCTATCTTAAAGTACTCTTCTATANTATTCGTTACCTTTAAGCCGTTCCTTTCTATCTCCCAAAATACGTCCTCTGCTTCTTTTCTAAATTCATCAGGTTTATACGTAGGGAGTTCTTTAAGAAGTTCTGTTGCTATTTTTTCGCAGTCCTCGTAATGCTTTACTATGGGTATGATATTTCCTAGGTCCGGGTCGTTATAGTGTCTTCTTGAGAAGTAGTTTATAGCTTGAGATGTTTTATGTTTTATCTCCGGAAGAGTGTTTGTATTTGTTCCATGGTAGAAGTAGTTGAAAGCTTTCCTGTCTAATGTATAGATTGTATCTACCGTCTTCAGCCAATCTAGGACCTTTTCGGTTGAGATCTGCATTGCTTCACTATGGTAGAAGTTTATTAAGAAGCTATTTTCCGTGTCTACATCTTTCAGGTATAAGCATAAGGGAGCGTAGATTGCGGGATGCTGTTCCGGGTGACGGTGGATAGGTATAGCTATCACTCCTGTGAGTATACTGGACTCTAACTCTTCAAACTGCTCTTGCGTCTCTATTAACCAAAACATAACCTTTCCTATAATATAAGGAAGGTTTGCTTGAGAAACAACTTAAGCTGAGAATTCAGTATAGTTGGTAATATATTTAGATAGTCCGTATACTTTGAATCTCTTTTCGGTAAGGAAAGTCATCTTCTCATTCGTTTCTGCTATGTTAGTACCGGATGTTGTCCATATTAATTCAAACGGTATGTATATGCCGAAGTTGTATTTAGGATCTTTAATCTTTATAGCGTTGAAATCTAGTTGACTTACTTCTGTGAATATTACGTTGTTTGTCCTTCTTAGGAAGTACCTCTTAAAGGAGGGGTACCTAACTACCGGTTCAGAGTACTTAGGTTCAATCAGTTCGGACATTGGTGATTTGATATTCTGTTTCTGTCTTATTAGATCGTACGGGGTGGTGCTAGGTACAAGAGTTTGGGGTACATCAAAGACATCAGGTATTTCATTTAAGTATTCTAAATCCTCTGAGATTATAAGTTCTTCGGTTTGACCGTCTCTTGGATTTTTACCGGTATAGATTTTTCCGTTAGCAAGTATGTGGTAAGTTCCTTCATATGACACACCTGTACTTAAGTATACAAACTCTTGTCCGTTTGTATATTGATTAGTTAGTATTTTTGATTGTGGATAGTACATTTTTTATATTATAAAGAGTCCTGCAGGTCCCCAGTATTCCCAGTGCCATATTTCATCTACATTACCTGCATTATCTGCCAACCTCCAAGGGTTGTACCAGCCATGTTTAGCCATTATCTCGCCGACCTTGCGGTAGAATTCAGTTGTTCTCCCGTCAACATTTCCTCTCGGAGTGCTTTTCTTATCTTTGCCGTTAACGACTACAGATTTAGCCATTTGATCAAAAGGTGATATGTCTAGAGCCATTCCCCACCCGTGAGGTGAGGTACCAGCTCCAGCTACACCAGTCCCGGAACCTAAGCTCTTCTGATGTTGAAGGTCTCGGTAGGCGCTATAGACTTGTACAGTTAAACTTGCTGCACGGAGTTCGTTATATGCATTTCTCCAGGCAGCGGCTGCTGCAGGGTGTAGTAGGTAGCCTCCATATCTCTCCTTGAAATTTCTACCAGCTCCTACGATAGGAACTAATTGATTCACATTTCCCGTGTCTAAATTAGCGTTCTGGAGACCTTTACTTGCTAAGTCTAAAGCAACTGGAGCGTTACCGGTAGTTGCTAAGCTTCCTATTTTATTAGGATTTACTTGGAGTGCGTAATCCTTATTCCCTGTTTCGAAGTCTGGTCCGGTACGAGATGTTGCAGCCGGGCCAGGAGGTAAGAGGTTGAAGGCTGGGTTAAAGTTTCCGGGGGATCCTGTAGTTACTTCTCGGAGAGGTATAGCGAAAGGTGCTAGAGTTTTACTTTCTTTTTCTACTTTTTCATCCTTTAAGCTTATGAGAGAGGATATGCTTGTTTCCCATTTTGTAGCGTTTACAGTGTGGCTAATCCCTAGGATTATAAATTCAAAATTATCCTTGTAGGATAGGGGTAAAACGTCGTTTGATAGTTTAAACTTTTGATATATTTTAATACCTGCTAATCCGTATAGAGAGAGATCTAGTTTGATAGGTATGAATGCGGTTGAGGTTTGGCCGGTCTGTGTGAATTTTGCTAAACATGCCTTATATAACTCTACTGCTATGTTCTCTTTATTACTTTGATCTGTTGATGCTATTTTAATAGGTCCGTATTCATCGTCTTTAGCCCGTTGGTTATTTACAAGAGCGGTGTATGTGCTTATAGCGGTCTCAAACCTCTCGTTGATTGCTTTTAATGCTTTTTCCTTTTCCTCTAAGGTAGTTTCCTCCCCTATCTTCTTTGTAGGGTATATTCTATCTGTAAGTCCTTTGCTTAATAGGGAGAAGGATGTAGCCTCTTCTCCTACAATCTGTCCCTGAGCCTGTGCTCCTATTGATATCATATCTGCTATTTCAGGGGTAATACTGCTCTGGGCTTGAATGCCTGTTAACATACTACCTAATCCTTGTGCTTGTATAGTTGTTGCTGGTCTTTCTTGTTTAGCCAGATTCTTAATTCTCTTCTGTTGATAATCTACAATTGTTAGGGTTTCTTCAACTCCATCTACATCTGTGATAACTTGTAGGTCGTTTAGGCTTCCTAAGGCTTTATTTATTCCATCGCATAGAGTTTGAAGAAACTCTCTAATCGTTACTTTATTATCTTTATTATCGCTTTTTTTAGCTAGTATTTCTGATAAGTATATTACATTTACGTAGACGTTGTTAAGGTTACCGATGCTAGGGTAGATGGAGGGGTTTACCGTTACGTTAGCTTCTTCTTTAAACTCTTGGGCTAGGTCGGAGTATCTCTGTGCGTTAAATTGCGTTATGGGCTTGAAGGGACCTATAGATTTTAAAATTCCGGAGGTTCCTTTTTTTAAAGTTCCTTTTGAAGTACCTACATAGTCATTTCTAATGTATATTTTTTCCAGGTTACAGGATATTGCTGTCGAATACGTAAACATTGGCTTGTCTGATTCCCAGTCTACTTTCAGTATTTGGGAAGTTCCTGAGAACATATTAGGATACTTTGATATCCATTTTAAGACTCCTCTCATGGAGAGGTATAGCTCCGCACCTACTCCTCCTGTACCGCCGTATTCAACTACGTTATATTCGCCGTCTAGGTCTTCTATAAAGGTCTCGTATGTTTTCTTTCTTGCCATATTTACTCTTCTTGATAGGCATCTAGTTCGAGTTTTTCATCTCTGTCAAAAACTCGGGCGGCTAGCAGGCGTGTTATTACAGTATTTGCACTACCTTTTTGTCCATCTAAATACTTTACTAAGTTAATCCAGATATCTATATCCCTGGCTTTTAACCTATTGCTAAAGAATACTTGAAGTTCGTCTAATTTCTGCTTTTGTGCTATAGTATTTGTCCAGATAAGGTCGTCAGTATCCCCTTCCACTATTTCACTTGAGATAAATCTTTCTGTATCAAATGCTCCAGTAATATCTAGGTCGACTGTTGAAGGTGTAATTTCTACATTATCCTTTACGTCTAAGCCAACTGCATTGATGGATTTGATTGAGATCCTGTCTGATTGGAGGTATTTTTCTTCGTTTAGTTTAAATACATCAAACTGTTGGAGTTTGTTGTGTTCTCTTATTAAGTTGTTGAATTCCTCTATAACTCCAGGTGTTCTCTTATATCCGTATGATTTTAAATTTACGAGTGCTTTTGCTTCTGTTTTTAGGTCAAATGTCTTGTTATTTAATAGTAGTTGTCTAGCGTCTTGAATAGGTTTCAATTTTGCAAGCCTGGCTTCGATTACCTCTAAGTATGCATTTTGTATATTCTCTATTAATTCTTGTTGGTTTTCTGCTTTATCTGCTAATTCGAATTTTGTTTGAAGTGCCGGTTCAAATTCATTTCTTACTTCCGGGTCGTTTAATACTTCGACGAGTTCGGATAGGAAGCTGTTAAAGGCGCTTGCTCCTGAGTTGAGTTGTATGCTTTTAAGGTTCCTTACTCCTTTATCGATTTCTAGATTGTTCCAAACGTCTTCGGTTAGGTTAGTTCCTCCAAAGTTCATTTTTAGAGAATCTATTATATCTCCTACAGATACTAGATCTAATGTGATGCTATAGCTTAAGTCACTATTAAGGGTCCATGAAAAGTTACTAACCTTTGCCATCATAGCGTCATAATTGCCGCTTGTCTTTTCCTTATTATCATTTATAGCTATACTAAGCCTTTCAGGGGAGTAGGAAGTACTTATAATTTTTTTAAATTCTTTTGGGGTTACTCCATACATGAGTGCTATCGCTTTTTGCAGATCTTCTGTCTGCTCTTCGAATTGTTTTACTCCCTTAACTCCTGTATTAGTACTATTTAAGTTCTTCAGCAGTTTGAGAGGAGGTAATTTTTCTACAAAGAGCATGTTAGGTATTTCGAGAGAAGACATGCTTTTCTTTTTACCTCCGTTATCAAAGTATAGGGAATGTCCCCATTCTAGTAGCATCGTAAATCCTAACCTTAAGTAAGTAGCTTCTATTGCTTCAAACTGTTTTCTTGTAAAGCATGTAAGGTTAACCTGTGCTTGTTTTAAGGTACCGTTATTTTTATAGTTAGCAGTAATACCGGTGATACCGGGCATTGGCTTATAGCCCTGTTGTTTATCAGAGAGAAAACCATAGCTGCTTTCTAGTCCGTATCCTACTCCGCCTTTTCTGTTGCTTAAATTAGCTCCGTCGGAAGTTCCGGCGAAGAGTACTAAGTTCTTAGCTAGGTTATTTCCTACTATTTCACTTTGATTTATCCCTAGGTTTGTTGCAAGTGTTTTTGCTCTGTCTTCATCTACTATAACAGAAGAGGATAATCTAATCCAGGGAGTGCTTGAGTTGAAAACTACCAGGTCGTCTGTGCTTTTTTGAGATTTTCCTAGACTTTTCTGTCTAACTTTAATCTGTTTATCGACATATTCATCAAAAACTTCACCTAGTATCTTATCCATTATTAATATCGTTAAAACTGTTTATTACATCCTCCGGATATGCTGGTATCCGAAGCTGTACTCCTAATGTAGGATATAAGGAGTTAAAAGGCAACTTAGGATTTGCTGCTGCTATAATCCAATATAAACTCCAATCTCTATAGTATTGATTTGCTAGAAGATCTAATCTATCACCGTAGGTTGTTATAACGTAGGTATCGTTTTCATCTTCAGGTATTTCAGGGTACCGAGTTACCTCTTGGTACCTTATACCATCTTCTGTTCTTACTACCGGTATGTTTGAATATCTGCTCATTTATTACTTGTAACTTCTCACTTCCTGTATTGCTTTATAACCCTCTGTTCCATTAAAACCGATAGGGACTTCTATAGTTTTAGGTTTTCCATTTTCATCTTTCGTCTCAACGGTTTTAAACTTCTGGGAGAGTATAGCGGATCCTTCTTTGGGCAGAAAGGGATTAGGTTGACCTGTTCCTCCGTCTGGTGTGAATAAGGCATATTTTCTCGTACCATCCAGCAACTGTGGGGCGAAATTATGTATAGGAGTAAAGCTAAGGTTTACGTCGAAATGTCTAGGAGCTTCTAATACAGTTGATTCTTCACCACTCTCAGGTTCATTATAGGCAATCTCCCATGATGCATCTTCTGGTACAGTATAGGTTAGACTAGTTATGAAACCTGGTATAGAGTAAAAGTAACTTCCTATGGTTAGTTTTACGATATTGCCTTTCATATAGCCGCCACCACCGCTATAATCCGGGGCAAGTGTTGAAGCGAGGTAGGTTAGTTTTTGATACATTGCTTTATTCTCCTCTCGTGTTTGAGGATGTACTTTAAAAGATAGTGAAATATCTCGTGAAAACCCGGTATAGTTATAGAACTGATCTCCTCTACCTACAAACTTCGTTGGATTCCAGTCTCCATTAAAATTATCTGTTATTGCTCCTAAGAATGCTCTAAAATGAACGTAGGTTTTTAATGAACTGTCACTATTATTTAATACTTCAAATCTAAATCTTATAAAATCTCTACTATAGGATGTTTCAGGTAGTACTTTACTGCTTTCATATAGAGGAAGCATAGCTACCTTATCCAGGCTTTGGAAATCCGTTGCATATAAGTTGCTTCTATCTCTTGATCTCCGGCCAGGATCTCCTAATCCTACTCTCTGTATTTTGTTTACTTTAGCGGAGGAGTAATCTACTGCGTTCTTACCGAAGACTCCGGTTGTTTTATTTCCTGTAACTGATGGAATCCTACTCCTAAAGTCAGGCATTATTATAGATAAGCCTTTATTGTTGGATGATGGTTTGAATCCCCTACTAAGAGTAGTATCTTGTTCTTCTAAGGGTAGAAGCTCATTATTAAATTGTTCTTGGTCCCAGGTAAATATTGACTTAGCTACTGCTTTAGGGCCATTGTAGACACCGCGGTCTATTGATTTTATAAACGTTCTAGTTATTCCCGGTCCTCCAGGGTAAGATAGCAGCATGTTTGAATCTTTAGAGATACCTGTTACTTTTAATCTGTTTTCGGGTACATCTGCTTTTACAATCTTTGATAGGTATAGATTTTCCAATCTATTAGAACTATTAGAACCTGATTCTGCTGTACTTAAACTTAAGTACTCTTTCTCATACTTAACTTCTTTATCGTTAAAACCGATAGGTAGGAATCCTTGCTTTTCTAAATGTAGACCTGTACCGCTTGCAGCTACCTGAGCTAATGTATTTAACGGATTATAAAATCCTCTTAAAGGCTTAGATCTATTAGGTTCTCCAGGTACGATTGGATTTTGAGTAGATAATAATTCCTGCTTTGCTATAAACTGTAGACCCTTAGGTGTTATTAAGTATTTACCTATACGTTCTAGGTCATCTACTCTAGCGGTTATCTGCCGTGTTATTCCGGCCAATAAACCTGTTGCAGAGGTTGGATCAGAATTAACATCTGGTAATACGCTTCTTACAAATGGCTGTTTACTACTTCCTCCATCTGGTCTATCGTCTCCGTATTTAAAACTTCTTTGATTAAAGCCTGATTTTTGAGCATAGGTAGGTCCGGCCTTAGATTTGAACTTGGCTGCGAACGGGTTGTTTTCATAGAATGACCCTAAGTCTGTTATCAGGTCTTTTAATGCCATTAAGG